AAGACGATTCTCTAAATAAACATTTCTGTTGTTAGTTTGTGATTGTATTCTCCTAAACGACATTATATAGTATTACAAAGAATATTTATTTAAGCCGCATAGGTTCGTTTAAGCGCATAAGGATTCTGATTGAGCGCCGCATACAAATCCGGCGTATTGCGATCCATTTGAATGTTAGTATTCAATTGCTGCGACTTGTAATTCATTTCACCAAAGTTGGTAAGCGGTTGATTCTGCGAAGGCATTTTTGGCATGAGAGATCGGTTATTAATCATATCCACATCTTTGGGTTTCCCTTGATAATTCGTATCACCATTAAATAGTTTCATATTTGAATTGCCAAAACGCCCATTAATAGTGGAGGCCTTAACATCACTGGGTTGGTGCGACAGTTCAGCGTCATAAGGTCTAAGCGCCGAATTGGCATATCCTCCGCCGCCAATATATGACGTGGTTGAAGTGTCACGATGTTGCGGCACAACCTGATAAGGAGTTGCTAAATAACCATTATTGACTTGGCCTCTATTGACATTAAGATGATTCACCGATTCCTCCGTGGTTTCGCGCATAGTATGGGCAGGCGCGTCATTCGGATTATAAAGATGTCCTTGTGACACTGTAGACTTCGCATCGCCATAGACGCGCATATTACCAACCACGTTTTGTTTTCTGGATGGTCGCATAATTTCAAGAAGCGGCGCGACAACTGCGCCTAAACCACTCTTAACAGAACCAAAATAGCCATTGTCGTCGGATTGCGAGACATAAGAACGGTTATTCATGTAAAGCTGATTGGACTTGGAGCCATAATCGCCCTCGCTTGCAAACCCGCGACCATTTGCATTTGCAACACCCAATTGTGCTTGTCCGTTTTCGGTTCGGTGACTGGGCAAAATCTCACCAGGATTAATTGGCACAGCATGTAAGCTTTGCGCGACGCCTTCATATTCAACCGTTGTATCAGGACGATTCACATGACGCTCAACAGGAATGGCGTGAGACGTTTGTCCCTTGCCTACACCAGTGGTGGTGAAAAGTCGGTCGTGACCCCATTCAAAAGAGGTTTCCGGCCGATTTTTCTGATAAGCGCCTAAAATGCCGACATTGGTGATACGGCTTTTGGCGGGACCTTCGTGGCCTAAAAACATCATATCAGTGGCCTTTTGTTTATTGGCAGTTCGCAAGTCATCTACAGTTTTAGGGAGCCACGTTTCACGACAAAGATTTCCGGCATTATAACCACCCGACCCTTCATTTTGATTGGCACCGAGACAAAGACCGGGACCAACTTGTTCTTCTTGAAAGGGTTTTACACCATTCATGCGCAAACTAGGGTTAACACGAGACTGATAGAAATCATTCATATTGGGCGCACCATAAGGATGCTCTATTTTTTCATTAGGCGAAAAAAGCGGCGACTGTTCGGACTTGACAATTTGCGTGGAACCGGTTCCTAAATAATTATCAAGAATGGCTTCATTATTTTTGCCGTCGCCCGAAGACCTGATTTTACCACCAAAGAAAGGCATCATATTATTGTGTTTAAAATGATCAGAATCCACTTGTTGTCCTGATAAGCTTTGATATTGGTTATTGTTTGCAGTAACAGATTCAGACACCAGCGAATTTTTAGCGGCGGGATTGAAGTATTTATCAGTGTAAGCGGAGGTGCCATCATACCGATTCAATACAGAAGTCTGAGAAGTGATGTCGCCCTCACCGTTATAAGACGTGGACGGAGGAAAATTGCGATCAGGAACATTCACATTTGGCAATTTGCTTGAAAACCCTTCGGACCCACATTTTTTAGATTTTGCGGCTTGATTTGACACAATATAAAGACTTCCAAGTGCAACTAAAGGTATAGCTAATTCCATAGTTTTATATATAATATTAAAAATATATAATTCTAATAACGATTTGTTTTGCGCAATTATATTATTTATTATAGGGGATGGGGTCTCCATTTACAATAGAACCAGCGAAGCGTGAGTACTTAACTTTGAAGTAATCTTTTTCTAAAATCCGTGTGTTCAAGTTTTCATAGAAGGGTTTATTCAAAAAGGTGGTATCAACCGGATTAATCATCGGCGGTTCCCATCTATTGTTTTCAACTTCGCGGTAAGTCCATGCGGGATGCGTAGCACGAGATTCGTCGGTGACATAATCAATAGTTTCTTTAATAGTTGCGTTCAACATAGGAACTGTGGCATGTTTTTTATAATCATTGGCCTGAATGTGATCACGGATAAGCGGCCTGGACAAACCTCTCAAATCGCTATTAATGTCCATCATATTAGAGCAAAAATTAGCACCCCATTTTTGAATACGGATGTGCGGATCATTATTAAAAGGCATATTTGAGCCATTCCCTGGAACATCTAAAGTGTGTCTTCCTGAAAAGGTATCAATTGCGTTACGTTTTTCAATTCGTCCTCTATCGTCAAAAATTCTAGTAGATGCCATGAACAATATATTGTAAAGACAGATAAAACAATTTAAATGTTACGGTAAATATAGATTAATTGCCAATATGACAACAAACAATCTTCCTAAATTGTGTTTGAATATGATAGTCAAGAACGAAAGCAAAATCATCACACGATTATTTGATTCGGTGATAGACATAATAGACAGTTATTGTATTTGCGACACAGGAAGCACTGACAACACTATAACAATAATAGAGGACTATTTCAAAAAAAACGGCAAACCAGGAAAGGTGATCAGCGAACCATTTAAAGATTTTGGATACAATCGCACGCATTCTCTATTGGCGTGTCAAGGAGAGCCATCGGCAGATTACATTTTGTTGATGGACGCGGACATGATTTTGGAGAAAGGCGCAGATTTCAATTTGGAAGATTTTAAAAGGGGATTAGAAAGTGAGAAAAACGTTGCTGCGTATTATATTTTACAAGGATCGCCAAAGCTGTCCTACAAAAATGTAAGAATATTAAAGAACAATATAGGCGCAACATATTGGGGGGTCACACATGAATATGTGAAGATGCCGCATGGCTCCAAATATGCGTCAATAGAGAAAAACACATTATTTATAAATGATGTTGGCGACGGAGGTGCAAAAACGGACAAATTTGAGCGTGATATTCGCCTACTATTGAAAGGATTAGAAAATGAACCAAACAATGACCGATATACATTTTATTTGGCGAATAGTTATAGAGAGAATGGTCAGAGAGAGAAGGCGATAGAGACTTATAAAAAACGTATAGAAATGGGCGGATGGATAGAGGAAATATGGGAGAGTTATTATAGCATGGGAAAATGCTATATGATTCTAGGAGAACCAGAAAAGGCGATTGCAACATGGTTGGAGGGATATGACAAGTTTCCAAAAAGGTTGGAAAACATATATGAGATAATAGCGTATTATAGGACACAATCAAAACACAGATTAGTATATGAATTTTACAAGATTGCGAAAAAGAGGTTGGGTGAAATTGTTTCCTTAGATTCCAAAAGAACCGTCGGAATCTCTGATTCCTTAGATCATTTATTTATGCAAAACAACGTTTACGATTACAAGATAGATTATGAATTCACGATTTCCGGATATTATTATAATCCAGACAAGATAAATATCGCAGATCTATGCATGAAAGTATTGGCAGTTCCGTCAATAGAAGAAAGCATAATAAAAAACATGATGGCAAATTACAAATTTTATGCACCAAAATTGGTTTTATGGAAAGACATAGACATGACCGGAACCAAATACCTATTACCTCCGGATTTATATAATGCGATGCAGAGCACATTTGATGTAACCCAAAGGGTTAATATTGAACCTACAATGCACCGGGATTTCGCAAAAAGCACCCCTACATTTTGTCATTTGGATGAAGGTGAAAAAACAATTGTTAATGTGCGCCATGTGAATTACAAGATTGGCGAGAAGGGTGAATATATAAACAAGGACCGAATAATCACAAAAAACACAATGACCATTTACAACAATTCGGCGAGGACGATAGAGAAAGAGTTTGAAATGGAATATGACAAAGAGTTGGATGGATTGTACATTGGATTGGAGGATGTGCGATTCATAGAACATAAGAACAAGATACATTTCACGGCAAACCGCGGATTAGAGCCGGGATTGATGTGTGTTGAATATGGCAAAATAGACATAGAAACACAAAAAACAACATCGCATGTGATAATTAAAAAAGACGGAATTACAAATGTTGAAAAGAATTGGGTGTTATATGAGACGGCCGATAGAGACGCGCTGAGAATAGTATATAATTGGTATCCGATGACAACATATGGAATTGGCGCCGATGAAAAATCATTAACAGATAAGAAGACAACAGAGACACCGGCATTTTTCAAACATTTGAGGGGATCTACAAACGGCATAAGAGTGGGCTTAGGCTCAGAGACATGGTTTCTATGTCACGCCGTAAGTTATGAGGATCGTCGTTATTATTATCATATAATAGTGGCGATAGATACAGAGACTGGAAATGTAACTAGGTGGAGCAAGTTTTTCACATTTGAGGGGAAGCCAGTTGAATATGTGTTAGGATTCACCTACAACGAAGCAAGCAATATATTCATGTTTGGATATAGCACAATGGACCGCACAACTGAATATCGCAAAACGAGCAAAGAATTGTTATTGGGGCTTTTTGTTTAGCGAATCAACTGATACCATATAAAAAATATAAACTATAAAATGTAACAATGAATCTTCCGATAGAGATCACAAGAGAAATAACAACATTTCTTATTCCAGCATCAAACAAAATAATATTCAACACAATATTATCAAATGCGTATGCTTCAAGTTATAGTTCAAGATATGAGAAGGCATTTATCGGAAATAAAATGGTGAAGAACGACAAAGGAATATTCTTATCAAGAATAAGCAAAAAAAATAATAAACACAGATATTATCTAACAAAAGAGATAATAGACACAATAGAGGTTGAATACAATGATAGGGTAATAAATCAGAATTATTATGAATATAAATCCAAATATGTTGGAAAGAATATTAATGAAGCATTGATAAAATTAATGTTATTGTGTTGATTAATTCAATTCACAAAATTATCTTTTTCGCCCCTACATATATTGAATGTTTTTCGGTGCCACTGAGTGATGCCGTGAGTTTTTATGCCGTCAATATGAGCTTTAGTGCCGTAGCCCATATTTCTTTCCAAGGCATATCTAGATGTCAAATCGGGATACGTCTTGCACAATTCTTCAATATAAGTATCGCGAGCATCTTTAGCCAAAATAGAGGCAGCGGCGATGCTGGAATAGGTGCCATCGCCTTTTTCAACGGTTTGATGTTGCAGACTGATGAATTGGTCGGACGCCTCGTCATATTTTACATAAGGTTTGAAATAGTTGCCGTCAACAAGGAGGAGACCGGCGGACTTGTCAGTTTCATTCGGCAATTTGGCGACAATGGATTGAATAGTCCGATGCATGCCATTAATGACGGAAACAAGGATATTAGATTGATCAATCTCCGCGGCTTCAGCGTATTCAATGTTCCAATAGAGGGCATGTTGTTTAATGTAATTGGCCAAATCGGTCATAGTTTTTCGGGATTTGATTTTTTTACTGTCGCGCATCCATTCGTGATGAAAGTTGGCGGAATCTTTAGGTAAAACTACGGCGGCAACATAAACCCTACCGAAGAGAGGTCCGCGTCCGGCTTCATCAATGCCAATTTCAAAAGATGATTCAATAGAATGACATGACAATAGAGGCGTTGGATTGGATTTGAATAAGGGTTTTTCTTTTTTTGGTTTGACAGCCTTATTTTTTATTTTTATTGTCTCTTCAACATGTAT